TGTTCTGCTTCTTTGAGTGATTCTTCAACTGATTTTGATAGTGCCATGTTTGATCTGTAGTTACATCTTCATTATACCAGAAGTCTTCCCAATCTTCTAGAGAGTCGGTGACATCTTCAATGTTGGGCATCTGTGTCATTTTTTATTGCCTCCTCTATGATAGCAACAATTTCTTTGGATGTCATCCCATTTAGAAAATTCCATTTAGGATCATCTTTGTCCCATTCGAGACTAAATGTACCATCATCAGCATCCATCTTTCTTCATTTGTTTACGACATTTTTTTAACTCTTTGAGTTCTTCTTTAATCATTTGATATGCATCTTCCGATGATAGTCTTTTTGATAGTTCCATGGCACAAATAACTTCAACACGAGTACCGAAGTGTTTTAATGCCTCTTCAAAACAATTTAGTTCTTCATACATCAAAGTTTGCCACCAACGACACCACTATTTACCACTCTAGTATAATCATCAAGACTTCCATCTTGAAGACACATTAGATGCCATCTGGTCATTTTGAGAACATCTTCATAGTGCATTCCAGTGATAAAGTGAGCACCATAAGGTTCTTTCAGAATAGAGGTATGAAGACCAAACCTCGTCTTTTTGATGTAGAAAGCATCATCAATCCAAACAACATCTTCTGGGATGTTTTTTTCTACCGTTCCACCAAGAGAAGTGGAAAGTTTGGATTTATTAGTTGTTGTCTGAATCATTTTCTTTCTTATTAAATCCAAATGGTCCTTCTTTTTCGTCTAGTGCAAACTTAAGTGCAACACCACCAACTGCTTCCATTACTCTAAGAATGTCTTCTGCTCTGGCATCTTCACCCAGTTCTTTGGCAATATACCAATACTTTGGCCAGAATGTTTCTCCTGCCTTTTGATAGTCTTCAAGTGTCAATAGTTTCATTTTCCTACTCCATAATCAGGTGCTTTTGCTTCAAGTTCTCGGATAGTTTGATGCAGTCGTTCTACTGCCTTCCGCATTTCTTCAGTCTCTTCATACTCCCAGGTATCACCTTTGGAGTTTACAAACTGTTTTTTCTCAGTCATTTTGCAATGCCTCTACTGTGTATTGATAACCTTTAGAAGTTACTTCATCATGAAGATTGGCAACATCTTGTAAACCTTCTACACTATACCATGGTGCTGTCTCCCAGTCAAATCCCTCTCCAAAGGTATTGTCGGCATTGACAATATACCAGTGACAAGATGAATCAGGGACATCAACAGCACAATTACTCCAATCATCTGACCATTGTGGTACTTGTACCCATAATGTTACGGCAAGAAAAAAGTTAAGAATTGGCAGCATTTTTCAGTGTGGTGAGAAGATGCATGTTTCCATGTATGTATCCTAGCACAATCACACACAAAGTGCAAAAAATTACTCCCAGGAACATTAAAGATGGAATGATAGGATCTTTAGGTAAAGTTGTCGATGAAGTAACTTCCTTTTCTAAGTTTGTATCGTTGGATGTGTTTAATTCTGTGTTCTTCACATTCGAAGTGACAGATTTTGGTGTCGTTTCCATCTTGATACTCTAAACGATACGGAAATGTTGGAAATGGGTGCATTTCTTCAGGTGGAAGTGTCTTCCGGTTGACTTTGCCAGGTGCCGTATTCTTCCGGCGCGTAGAAGGAGTCTTTGAACTCTTTTCCTTCACTTTGGGAGTCGTAGTAGGTTTCTTCGTGACAGGCTTTTTTGCCGTAGGTTTCTTCGCAGGTGTTAGTGATTTCTTCCTTGGTGGCATTACGTTCCCTCATTTTTTCATACTGTTGTGCACCCAGATTGTCTAAGAAATCGTGCATTTTACTCTCCTATGTCGTGGATTACTGGTTGTTCATGAACAAGAACCCGATAAAGTTCTGGGTTGTTTCCAGCACTCACAGGAATAAATTCTGTGTCTGGATTGAATTGATCATCTCTAACTGCCTGATTAATTACAATTGAACCATCTTTTCCCGATGTGCTACGGTGATAAGTTCCGACAGGAACCACCAGTGCTCCACTCTTACGATTCATGTGAACAATATGATATGGAAATTTCCATTCAAAGTTCACAAGTTCAAACGTTCTCTCTCCTGAGAGGACACGATTATGGTCCACTTGATGATGGTGGACATAAAACTGTTTTGCACCGATGACATCATCTGGTGGTGATACTGCTGGTCCCTCATGTACCACAAGATCAGATGCGTTTGAATCATCTACACTAATGTCATAGAAAACTACATCGGGAGTTTCACGGAACACCCGATGCTTACGAAACTGAACACTCATTTAAATCCTTTGGTCTCCTTTTTATCTAGCACTTCAATATGTGAGAGAAAATGTGGTGGACTGTTCCACCAAATTGATTGTGCTTGCTCCCACGATTCTACCACAATTTCTTCTCCTGTGGATTTAATTACCTTATAATGATGTCGATCATAAGGTTCACTTGAAGTCTCAGTAAAATACCGAGGATCATTACGTTCAATTAGATTCATTTCATTTTAAGTGCGTTTGCAGCGACCTCTTGATGTTTCAGATAGAGTTTAATGAAAGCACGGGTCATTTGCTTGAGTTCATTCATATTATCACAGTTTTCAATTTCCCGTGATAACTTTTCGTACTCAAACATTTTTGCAGTGCTATCTAACTGTATTTCAGATGGGTCCATGTTTGTCTCATAGTTGGAATAAGTATTTAACTCAGAATTTGTTACTTGAAAGCAGACTGAGTTGAACCATCCCATCTTATTATATAACTTGATCTTTGTATGTTGCTTGTGAACATCTACTTTCTCAATTCTATACTCCTTTCCTACAATAAGAAGTGACCTAGGATCATCATTATTACCCCATTTCACTTGTTCATCAGAACATCCAGTATATTCTACAGTGTCATTCTTTTTCATTCTTTTTTTGATGATTGAATTCAATTACGTACTTTTCGCAGGTGGTGGTTCGATCTGTGACCACAAAATGCTTTAATTTATAATTTTTATCTAATTTTTCTCCCACACTATGCAATTGCCACATTATCTCAGCGTGTTCTTTTGAATCCATTGTAATAAAACAAGTTGTGTTTTATTTAACAATAAGTTCAGGTATATTTGAGTTTATCTTTAAGATCCATCACCTTATTGACCTCACTCACTGCTACGGACATTCTATCAGATAAAATATCCATTAAATCACCGTGAATGACTTCATTCTCAACATAATCATCAAAATACTTATCCAGTGCCTCTTTTAGGTATCTTTTACGATGCCACTCTGGTGAATAAGGTTTGTAGTCCATGATAAGGTGTTTATGTAATGGTATTATAGCACTATGGGTTTCTAGAGTCAAGACCCATATCCTTAAGATACTGAACCCACCACTCTGGATTTTTTATCTGTCTCCAATTTGGAACCGGAAGATTATTCTCTACAGTATAATACTGATAGAGTGCCTCATCGATAGTCTGTGCGGTCTCCATATTCTTCTTCCTCTTCATCAACGTCTGCATATGCATCTGCCACATAAGGTCCGTGTGGTTTTTTGGATTCTGCTCTGACATAATTGTTTTCGTCGTTAACAGCTGCAATCCACAACGACAATTTCATAATAATCCATATAATTCCTAATGGCAAAAAACAAGCAATAAGGATTACTGGTTTCATATTACTCCTTATCAACAAAGTTATCTATATCAGTATTGTCCCAAACAAGTTGCTTAACCAACTTATCTCTTAATTCGTTGACACGAGAACTTGTATATTGTTTAAAATTTCCCCTCTTTTCGACTTTTTTATAATAATGAAGAGCATTAAGGATAATCGTGTGATCCTCCATTGTCAGATCAAAGTTCACTTAAGCAACCCCCTATCATTCATATATTGTAGAGTTTCTTTCATATCACCAATGTGCTTAAATCCAATATTAACTTGAGGATATGTTGCTTCTGATCCAAATTCAGCCTCAAATCCTCTTTGAGTAAAATGATGATTAAGTTTATATTCTAAAATTTGTGCATTTAATCTTTTAAGAAGAGATGCCATTCTCTCACATTCTTGATTTCCGTTTGAATAAATTACTGCTTGCATTAGTCTCTTTGCCTCCAATCGTCGGGTTTGTCTTGTTTGAACCAGTCTACAATTTCATCGGCACCATCAAATCCTGTTTTATAATTGGATGGATCTGGGTCACCTAAACCCATCCTATTCATAAAATCATCGATAGAACCCTCTTCAATGTCTTGTGATGATTGTCGTCTTGCTTTACGCAACCATTCACGGGCAGTAGTATTTGCTTTCGCAAGTTTCTCTGCCCAAATCATATCATCCAACTTAACTTCTTCTTTGTTTGCAATCTTCTTGCAAATGAATTCTAGTCTGAGCCTGTATTGAGTGGAAAGCATATTATTTTTCCTCTATGTGTTTATTTATTTTCTTCGTAAAAATTATCAATTTTTGCACGCAATTCTTCGGCGAGTTTAAGATTTTTACGATATAAGAAATATTTTACCACAGGATTACTAGGATCGTTAGTCATCCACCACCATTTTCTTCTTATGTTTGTGGATGCTAACTCGAAAATATAATTAAATGCTTTTGCTACATTACTATCTGTAATTACAACGTAGAGACAAATTCCAAATACTACTAATAACAGATATTGCGTAGACATTAATGAAACTCCTCATTTCTACGACGATCAAGATATTCTAAAATTTCAGATCTCCACTCCATCAATTCATGGTAACATTCTTGATTATGAGAGCACTGCCTTAATTGATGGTCAGGTTTCAATACACTTTCGTAAAATAATCCAAGTGCGTCACGACGTTTTTGTTGCTTCTCATTCATAGAAACTCCTCCAGTGTGGACGTGGTTTTTTTCTTAATTTTAGATTCTTTTTTAATATAATCAAGTGCCTGTTTATATGTCTTTACAGAGTGCACTTGCTTCCCATTATGTATAATACAGAACCCCTTGGTATTTCCTGCCCAAGGAATAGCAGCCCACATTCCATCTTTAGATACAAAACCATCAGGGCATCCCGGTTTAGGATTAAAGACACCCTGATTACTTACAAATGGTTTTTGAAACTTATTCATCAAAAGAAAGATGCGTTCACACTCACAATGGTGGCATTAGGATTCCGTGCCAGGGCAACCTGCTTTGCTTCCTGATAATCTTTTGCATGAACAGTTTCGGTGAAAACTTGACCAGCAACATAAAGTTTGACTTTGCACTTCATGGGTTGTTCCCTTGATTACTTTTGTATTATAGCAGAGTGATTTAGGTAATCTACTCTTAGTGGACAGTTTGAAAAGTGGTCAGAAATCCAGATACCCTTCGATTGCTTTATTGATAGCATCAGAGAGACATGTCGGAGGTTCAACAGTAGTGATCAACCCACCAAGATCACATTCATAATAGTCACCAAGTTTAAGTTCAATCATGGCACCATCAGCACCCTCTTGATAGAGAGATCGTGCCTTTTCATCTTCAACAATTACCACACGACGTGCCGTGAGATCAATCACCATCATGTAGTCAAAAGTTTTACTTTGACGAAAATCTTCTACAGTTTTTTTCTCACTCAAGAAAGATTTTACTTTGAACTTTTTGGTGGCATGAATGTCCTTACGTTTGTAGAACAAATTCTTGCCCATCTTCAGTTCGATCTTCTCATCACCGAAGGTAAAGTCATATCCAGTTTGATCCACACGGACCAGATCTGAGAACTTTGCGATTGCTTTCTCTACGGCAGTTGCACGGGCAAAGTTATCAGCATTTGAAGAAAATCCTTTGTCATTGTAGAGAGAATCTACAACACCAAAAATCTTACTCCAATCAGTTCTTGTTTCCAGAGAATCAATCAAATGCATGGTAAAAAACTCAACGACGAACAACAGAGATAGCAGGTTCACCCTGCTCAAATACAGTGTCAACCACTGCCTGAACACTCCTGGCAGTGCTGATACCCACTTTATCATAGACAGGGACACAGACCAGTCCAAACGTCTTCTCAGCACCACCCAGACGGATCACACGACCGATTGACTGACTGATTCCGATATAGTCCATGTTACGCATGAACAGGACTGCTTCCAGACCCTTGACATTGATACCTTCAGACAGAATAGAGTGGTGCATAATCACGAAACGAGTATCATCCTGTCCCCACTGATTAAGAGTCTTGAAGAACTGCTCACGGGAAACTTTCTTACCGTTGATAATAGCACCAGTCTTGGATGTGATATACATCCAGTTGTAACCACGTTGTTGCAACTGAAGACAGAAGTCAGACTGAGAAACAAGACGGACAATCTGCTTAGTAGAACGTGCAGCAACCAAGATCTTATTCAGAGAGTTAGCATCGATGGTGTCCAACAGGTTCTTGTCATCAGACTGCTTAAAATCACCCTGAGGAAGTTGCTGAACCACAACTTTAGGAGGAAGAATATAACCTTCCTCAACCAACTGAGGGGCAGGAACATTACAAATGACATTGCCATAAACAGCAGTATCATTCATCCCAGGTTTAAAAATAGAAACAGAGTGTTTAGGAGTAGCAGTGAAGAAGTAGCACCGATCAGATTCGTTACTGAAGAACTCAGTTGCAGGGAAGAAGTTACGCTGAACAGAGTTGTGTGCCTCATCAAAGTAAATGTTGTTTACTTCAATGTCTGCCTCTTGAATACGGTGCAGGGAGTGATAAGTGGTGAAGATGATAACATTCTCACCAGCAGTCCTGGCAGTGTTAGCAAACAGATGGATCTGTTCGGGTTTGGTGGTATGGAAATACTCAACATCACCACTGTGAACGTGCATCACATGAGTGTGAGTTGTATCAATCAACTCAAGAAATTCTTTGCAAAGTTGTTCTGCCAGGAGAATACGAGGAGCAACAACAACAAAAGTCTGACCACGATTAATCATCTCAATGTTAGTCATAACATCATCAATCATGCAGATGGTCTTACCACCACCCGTAGGAATGATGACTTGACCTTTGCTGTTGTCCCACATCGCATTGACTGCTTTCTTCTGATGAGGTCGAAGGGTGATGGTCAAGTCGTCTCCGTATCAATGTAGATATTATAGCACGAAACCGTCCCTGGTGCGACCTGGTAGACGGTTCTAAAACTGTCTTAAAGTATCATCTCCAACCTAGACAAAGGTAGTCTATATGGATTTTACAATTGTGTCAAGCTCTATCCTGTTCAGACACACTACCGAAGAAAGTTGTAATAGAATATCTTCCGTATCCCTCAAAGTAATCCGAATCCTTTATTGAGACTTTATTGACACCATGCTTGACCCACCCAGGGAAGACAATTAGTGAGTTATTATCACACTTGTATTCATAATCATGATCAGGAAAGAACAAGTCTCCACCTTCATACTTCTTGGGTTCTTTATGAAAGTATGTAAATGCCAGAAACTGTGTTGACTTGTCAAGATGAGCACGATAGTATTCTTTATCGTGGTAGTATCTCACTTTAGTGGCATCAAAGTTTGCCATCGGAGCAATAGAACAGCATCCATGAATATCAGCAAAAGCATCTAGAATACCTGAGTTGAATATCTTTCTATTCACTGTCAAGATATTTGATAGGGGTCTAAAGTTTGGATTGCCATTGATACCAACCCAATTTCCACTAGAATAGTTTCTGTATAATTGATCTAGAATAAGAGCACTAGAATTTGTGTATCCAACTATTCCACCAAAATCTTCTGCTTTTAATAACTTACCAGGTTTCGTATAAAAATTTAGTTCTTCCCAAATTAAATCTAATTCTTCCTGATTATAGAAATCCTTGACTATAATATGTGGAAATGGTTCTGGATGTTGAACCAACTTTAAAGTTTCCGTCATTCTCGTCCCCCATTATCTTGAACTACTGCCCATGTAGTTGCTATGTATTTTGTGCCACCAATAGGTGGATTGCCTCTATGAGTATGTGTAAACCCAGCAGGGAAGATAATCACGTCTCCAGTGACTGCTTCCTCTCGTAAGTTTTGATACAAAAACTCTGTCTCTCCACCCTCAAATTCATCATTTAGATAAACCTGAATGACAAAAGATCTGGGTGATGAAATGTATGAACCGTTCTCATAATGCCAAGAATGGAACCCACCACCAGCAGGTATCTTCTTTAACTTACAGTCATAAACAGCAAACTCGCTTTGCTGCAACAGACTAAACATGTTCACATATTCATCAATACAAACCTTCATGTTAGGCAAGATCTGCTGTGATATTCTAGACGCAGCAGTTACGTCAAGATTAAAACCATTATTTACATTTATCGTTTTATTATCAACCTGATGAAGTCTTTCGGTATCATAAAATAACAAATTATTAGCATCTAAGTAATCAATATATGATACGAGATCCGCACACTCTTTGCGTGAAAATGCACCACGATA